TGGAACAAAGCCAAGGAGGCCAAGCCGTGACCAAACTCCACGAACTCCCACCGGACCACCGGCTGCGAAACATAGCGATTCAAGACATCGACGTTCGTATTAAGTGTCGTCACACCGGATCAACGCGAGACCCGCGCACTTGGAAGATCAAGAGCGACACCTACAACCGGCTTTGCCATAGCTGGCAAACCAACTTCGACTTCATTGTGCAATGAAATCAGTGCAAGACATCATGCGGGAAGGCAATGGAATCAAAGTCTTAAGCCGCAAAGACGTTGGAGAAGCAGTCAGAGCTGCCAAAGCTAAGAAGACAGAGTTCACTAGCTTCTGGACTAGAAAGAGAGGCAAAGCAACCAAATGAGACAACCAACATACATACCGTTACGCGGTTACATACCACAAGCAGTTGTAATGGAAGTGCTAGAAGACATCAGCAAAAACAAAACATACAGACAGATCAAAGAAGACTATTCAGTTAGCTTGGGATGGATTCACAAAGTAAGACACAACAAGATTAGAAAATGAGCATACTAACCAAAATCGGAATAACCAAAGAAGCAATTGCAAGACTGTTGGGGGTCCACAAGACCGTTGCAGTCGAGAAACCAGAATGGAAGCCGCTCAGCAAGAAGGCAAAGCGCGGTCGTGGACGACCCAAAGGTCAGAAAATCCCGCAATGGGTTGTTGATGCGGTCAGGAACTCTCACAAGACCTACACCGCAAAGGAGTTGTCCCAGAAATACGGCGTCTCAAACTACTGGGTCTGGGCTGTTCGCAACAACAAGTTCAGGAAGTAACCAAATCAGAGTGAAATTGTTTAAATTGTAGCCAAATCACATCATTATCAACGCGAGTGTGTCTTGATTAAGTTCTAATTCTATGATTCTTCAACATTGTGAACATCACACAGCACCAACGCCGAGTAATGGCGATTGGATGCAGTCATGGAAACAGAGCCAATCAAGATGCACTCGCTGCGGTGCTGCTATTCCGCGAGAGATTCAAGCCGCACGAAGTAATCCACCTAGGAGACGCATACGATCTTGCATCATTACGCAGTGGTTCACTCCGCGACCCTCAAGACTCGGACCAAGCCGATGATTACCTCGATGACATCCAAGAGGGAGCAAAGTTTCTGGATGAACTAAGGCCAACAGTCTTCACAATGGGAAACCATGATGAACGAGCTAAGAAGTATCTCAATCATCATAACGCTGTTGTGAGAGGTTTCGCTGAAGCTGTATGGGAACGAATGCTAAAACCAATTGAGAAACACTGTCATACGTTTATCAAATACAATGACGCACTTGATAGGTCATTCTATCGGTTGGGCGGATTTAAGTGGGGACACGGTGTGTTGTTTGGTGAAAACTTCATTCGTGATTCAGCCGAGACATTTGGTAACTGCGTTGTGGCTCACGCTCACCGAGCAGGTCAATCGACTGGTCGCACTCAATCGTCTCCGCTTGGCTTTTGTGTTGGAACGCTTGCAGACATTCCTGCGATGGATTACGCGAGCAAACGACGATCAACCCTAGCTTGGTCTCATGGAATAGTCTTTGGGGAATACACAGAATCAAGCGCACAACTTTACTTGCACCAATGGCCGCAAAACGAACAGAAATGGACTCTGCCGAGCTTTTGAGACAGCTTAGGCTGGCAATAGCCAATCAGCCCGAACCAGTCCCAGAAGGGTTCAAGACCGCTGCACAGTGGGCGGACGAGTGGGGAATAACAATCAACGCTGCTGGTATTGTACTCTGTCGAGCAGTCAAGAAGGGTCTGGTTGAAACCAAACGGTTCCGAGTTATCTCTGGCCTCCGCGGGGTCTATCCGGTTACCCATTACCGTCTGAAACAATGAAATACAGATCTAAAGCCAACCCGTCAGTCATCGTTGAATGGATCTCTGAAGCGCAACTGCGGATCGCTGAGACTAAGAGACTCGCGGTAATCTACCGCAAAGAGGGTCTTCTCTATGTCAGACCCAAAGCCGAATTTTTCGACAAGTTCAAGCTGGACGAGACACCGATTCCGAGTTAGGACTTCATCTGTCGATGCGAGCCGTGAGAAGCCAACATCGACGCAAAAGATAATCCATGTTCAACCATTTCGATCCCCCTCGTACCGTGTATGTCCCGTTGATTATCCGGGAGTTCTCACCACGGTGCGTAGGGGGATTTTGGATTCAACATGACATACTCAGAAAAGCTCCAACATCCGCAGTGGCAGAAAAAGCGACTTGAAATCATGTCGAGAGACGGTTTTCGGTGCGTTAAGTGCGATTCAGAAACCAATACGCTTACCGTTCATCACTTTTACTATGTGACCGGCAGGATGCCTTGGGAATACCCAAAGGGATCAATGGCAACGATGTGCCGCAATTGCCATTTTGAAGCTCACGATAATTCATCCTCGTTTCCAAGCTTCTTCACATCTTGGGAACTATCAGCTTGTTACGAGATCAAGCGTCAGATCGAACTGAGCAAACAAGAGATAGCTCACGACGCAGGAGTTCTGTTCTGGGTCGAAAAAGCTTCCCAAGAGGCTGGATGGCCTCCGTTTGAGGCAATGCACCTTCTGAAAGAATCCGCAGAGTTTGGAATCATAACAGAAGAGTGGCTTTATGATCTTGTTAAAAAGGTCGTCGCAGCCCGAAAACAAAAAGCCCTGAACCAATGAGAATCAGAACAATCAAGCCGGAGTTTTTCACGCATGAAGGACTCTTTGAAGCTGAGGCATCAACTGGACTTCCAATCAGAATTGCGTTCGCTGGCTTATGGTGTGTTGCGGACCGTGAGGGCCGTTTTAAGTGGGAACCAAGACGCATTGGGGTTCAGATTTTGCCTTACGATGGGATAGACTTTTCACGCGTGATGGACGCGTTGACCACGCGTGGTTTCATTATCAAGTATCGCGTAAACGACGCGTGGTTTGGGCGCATTCCAAGCTTCGGGAAGCATCAAGTCATCAACAATAGAGAGTCAGCGTCAAATCTTCCAGAATGCTCAGCAAATGATGGGTTTTGCGAAGAAATCGACGCGTCAGCCACGCGTGAGTCACGCGAAGACCACGCGGGTAAAGGGGAAGGGAAGGGAAAGGAAAGGGAAAGGAAGGAAGGAGATTCTACTCCCCAAGCTAAGCTTGACCCAGAATCCGATTCGCTTCGCTCACGGATTAACAAATGGTTTCGCAGACGCGAAGGAACCGAATGGCAAGCCTCAGAACTTAAAGCTCTCAAGTCCGTCGTTAAGCTCAACACCCCAGAGTCAGACCTTCAGCTTTTAGATGCTCGCTATGAGTCCAAGAACAAGTATCGAAGGAAGGACATTCTAACCCTGCTCAATAACTGGAACACCGAGATTGATCGTTGCAAGTCTGGTGACGATGACTCGCAACAATCTCTACCCATCCAATCCAACGGATCATCCAAGCTGGATGAAGACATCCGGAGCTACCTATGAACGACGTTTTTTCCGCTGAAGACGACGAGTTTGGTCTGATTGGATCGTGTATCTCTGGAGGCAATGACGTTTGCTTTGATGCATTCGCTGAAGTTCCAACAGAAGCAATCCAGCACTTCCAATTACAAAAGACATACGAACTGATAAAAGGTCTCGTATCACAATCAAAGTCGGTATCACTACCGGAGTTGATGAAAGAATGGAAGCGAGTCTATCAATCCGAAGGAGTCCCTTTTGAGACTTGGAATCGGTGCGATGAACTTTGCCCATCACCAGCGAGCTACCCGATGTTCGCCAAGAGCGTTTTGGAGGCTCATTACCGACGGCAGCTCAGATTCGCTGGAGACCGTCTGATTCGCGAGTCCGCTGTCTCCACCCTCTCCGTCGATCAAATCGTCGCTAATGCCGAGTCTGGACTCACCGTTGAGGTCTCTAAGGAAGCAGTCCAAACCTCAAAGACGATTGTTGGCCGATTCATTGACCAGACCCAAGAACGGTTTGAGCGCAAAGGTCAGCTCAGCGGAGTGACTTCTGGATTCCACTGGCTCGACGTAAAGACCGATGGCTTTCAGTTTGGGGAACTCGCCATCTTAGCGGCCAGACCTTCTATCGGTAAGACTGCAATGGCTATTGCTATTACAGAAGCCGCATCGGTTAGGAATAAGATTCCGACTCTCTTTGTATCACTAGAGATGTCCGATGAATCTATTGTCAGACGCATGGTCTCAAGTGTTGGATCTATTCCAATGCAAGAGATACGAACCGGAGAGATGACCGAAGGCTCGTTTAAGTCGATGGGTGTGGCTTCTGGCAAGATCGCCAACAGTCCGCTTCATTTTGTGTCTGGTTCATCTGCAAACGGAATCGCATCGCTTACGGCAATCATCCGTCGATCCGTCCGCAAGTGGGGAATCAAGCTGGTGGTTATCGACTACCTTCAGAAGATCCACGGGAGCAGAGCAGCCGAGAAAAAGACATACGAGATTGCCGAAGTCAGCGGGAAGCTCAAAGCCATTGCAGTTGATACCAAGACTGCAATCGTAGCTCTGGCGCAATTGAACCGCGAAAACGAGAAAGATAAGGGGCGCGCTCCAAAGCTCACGGACATTGGTGAGTCGGGACAGATAGAGCGAGACGCTGACCTAGTGTTGCTCCTTAACCGAGACCGCACCCAGCCATCCGGTGAAGCCATCATTGCCATCGCCAAGCAACGCGACGGTGAATGTGGAGTGGTCAAGCTGTGGTACGATGGGCAGTTCTGCCGCTTCACAGACTCCGGCGTAGATACTTAATCCCAACGATGGGTTGACTCTGTAAACCAATCCTATAAACTCACCGCGCAACATAGAAATCCCCAGTAAAACACCATACAAACCATGCAGACCGGCAAGATTGACGTTACAAAGATCGACAAGACCTTTCTGTTCAAAGGCAAATCTGGAACTTATTTGGACATTGCACTGATACCCAACAAGTCCGGCCGTGACCAATACGGTAATGATGGAATGATTGTGCAATCTATTAGCAAAGCAGCACGACAAGAGGGAAAGAAGGGTCCGATCTTGGGTAACTATGCTGACTTAGATAAGCGTGAGGTTGCACCAGTTAAGCGAGTAAGCGCAACTGACCCACTCGGACCTGAGGACGATAGGGTTCCGTTCTAAGGATTAACACCCATGACCAAAACTGAGACCTTCTGGGAAGATCCAGAGACAGACACTCCACGCTGCGACATTGAGCAGAAGCGCATTGAGGGACAGTTTCCGCCGCATCTAACAACACTCGCAATGGCATTTGCTAGACGCTTAGAGCGTGACCTTAACGAACAACGCCGACGGATCTATGATCTTGAGGAAGAGCTAGAGCGTTTGACTGGTGAGTAATATGCATCACAAGCGTTATCTGCATAAGAAGATGGATGTTGATGGTATCAAGAAGGAGGATACGCTCGACGTACAAGCGCGAATCACTCTGCTCAATCAAGCTCCAGCCATTGTATCTAACGCCATCAAAGCTGGCTGGATATCATACCCATCAAAGCCATACGTTGATCCCGAGGAACAAGACCTGACCGAGTGGTTGAAGAAGTACGACTGCGAGAAGGCGTATCACCTAAGACAGAAGGGCATGACATACCGAGAGATCGGCAAGATGTTGTGCGTGGGTATTGGTAGAGTAACTGAGATACTAAGACATGGTGAGAATATTGTAGTGAATCGTAAGCTTGATGCATTAGGTGTTAAGCCTATTGATCTGCCTAAGAAATCCACAGTTGCAAAGCATTCGACACTAACTAAGCACCATACCAAGACCAAGAGATGACCTATGTCAGAGCGTATAGCATTACCTAAAATACACCGTCTTATCGTCATTGTAACGGGCATTCTCACTATTCTAGGAGGCTCCCGCTATCTATAGATACGCTGGTGATCGCGCGGG